AACAAAATAGACGCAATCTATGCATCAATACAAGCAAAAGAAGATACTGAACAGGCAAAATTGGCCACGGAAGCAGCAAAAAAAGCGGAGGCAGCAGCAAAAAAAGCGGAGGCAGCAGCAAAAAAAGCGGAGGCAGCAGCAAAAAAAGAAAATGCTGAAAAGGCAAAAGTGATTGCCGAAGCAGAAAAAGAAGCTAAGAGAAAAGAAGCTGAACGAATCGCAAAAGAAAATGCTGCTAAGAGAAAAGAAGCTGAAAGAAAGGCAAGAGAAGAAGTTGAACGAATCGCAAAAGAAAAAGAAGCTAAGAGAAAAGAAGCTGAACGAATCGCAAAAGAAAATGCTGCTAAGAGAAAAGAAGCTGAAAGAATAGAAACTGAAAGAAAAGAAGCTGAAAGAATAGAAACTGAAAGAAAAGAATCCGAAAGGAAAGAATCCGAAAGAATAGAATCCGAAAGAATAGAATCCGAAAGAATAGAATCCGAAAGAATAGAAGCTGAAAAAAAAGAAGCCGAAATTTTTACAAAAGCAGATATGGTATTATTAATGAATTCAGATTTTATTACAAAATTTGATACGTTTACTGCTGGTAAATTAAACCATTTTGATAAATACAAAGGAGAACCATTTTTTGATACAATTCGCCACATAGAAACAATCGTACTAATATTGGTCGGAATTCTTAACACTCGATTAACACAACACTATAAAATTGTTTTGAAAGGAGGAAAGGGACTACAAATGGAGCTGGGACGAATTGGATGGGAAAAAAACATATTGACCGACGACATTGATTTATTATTATTACCTATCGGCGAATATAATAGAGACGCCATTAAGAAAATGGCCGAAGATTTGTCTACGCTAATAAATATGATAGTAAATCATATTCGTAAGTATTCAGATTATATACCCGGTAATCGCGAAGGTATATCTATTTTACAACCAGAAAATTCAAAAAATCCAAATATAGTAAAAATGAGTTATATGTATTACGGAACCGCAAAACCATTTTTAGACATTGATTTCAAAGAAGATACTGAAAGGTTTTTTTCAGAAGACAAAATAACATATACACACTTTTTATTGGAAAAAACAGACTTGGTCTATTATCACCAAACATTAGATTCATTTATAGAAGAAAAAAAAATAATTAAGCAAAAATATACAGACTGCAAATGCCCAACGGACATCCCTCAAACAAACGTACCCACAACGCCAGAGTGCGAACCATTATGTCCAGGTAAGAAATTTATGTTAGACAAATTTCGAAAATATGATCCACTAATAGAAGAATATGAAAACCGAAAAAAACAATCAAATAAAACCCTAAAAAAACAATCAAATAAATCCTCCAAATAAGTTTGTATCACGCATTTTTTTTCACCGAACAAAATATATTTTGCTGAATGTCTCAAAACATATTTTATTATAGTAATTACTGCCAGCATAGTCAAAAAGTTTATCAATTCCTGGTTCGCGCGAACCTGACGACCGAAATCAACTGTATTTGTGTCGACAAGCGCGGACGAGATCCGCAAACGAATCAAATGTATATTATGATGCCGAATGGAGACAAAATTTTGATGCCGCCGAATATCAATTCTGTGCCTGCACTCTTGATGATGAAACAGAACTACAATGTTGTTTATGGATATGATATTATCAAGCAATATGAGCCGAGCATAGTGAATGAAAAAATGGCCGCGACGAATTTTAATGGCGAACCGGCAGGATATAGTTTAGGAGGAAATGCAATTTATGATATGGGAAAAAATATGGGCAATTCGCTTGCGATGAGTTATACTGGGAAAGAGATGATAATCACACCGCCACTTGAATCAGGTAATAATAAAATCAAGGATCCGGGTGATTCGGTCATTGCGAATATGGAGGCGATGCGCAAAGCGCAAGATTCGCAATTAGGAATAGGACAAGGGGCGACCAACCCGTTTTTAAAGCCGATATAATTTGAATCTGCGACCAAAGCCGATATAATTTGAATCTGCGACCAAAGCCGATATAATTTGAATCTGCGACCAAAGCCGATATAATTTGAATCTGTCGTCGTTTTCAACGACAAACAAAGCGACTTGGTTACCAATAATGGCTTATAAATATATTTGTAAATAAATTAAACGTAAAAATCATATAATAATTACCGTATCTACTATTATACATAAATGTCTGAAATCGACCGTGCTACATTAATCCGCGCGTTTAACGACCACCTATTCGAATTCTTAGACGACGTTTCCAAATTGCTACCCGAAAACCGCAATTTGATGGCGGCAATCCGCTCATTTCAAACCGTCATCACTTTCAATAAGGCACTCATAGTTAAATGCTGGCACAAATACGTTTATACAAAATATGAAGACGTCATCGAGAAGGGCGATATCACATTCTTTTTTGAAAAGGACTACGGAGAGGATTTATCTAATATAAAAAATCCTGACCAGGTTATTGAAATAATTGATTCCATTCGAGAGCCAGTCAAACAAATTTGCGAGAACCCAAAAAACGCCGAATATGCGATTGAATACATTCAAAATTTATCTAAATTATCAGTTGCGTTTGTGGCTCTAACCAAGTAAAAAGTAAATAACATACAATAAGTATTTTATTTACAACACATAAAGACCTATATCTAGATCGGCATCATATAATCTTTGTTGTCCAAAAATGTCTCTACTATCTGGCGGGTGATTTTCATCTTGGTCATCTTCAATGACGGCAAATAAATAGAATAATGGATTCGATTGATGAAAAACAGCGCCTTCTTGTCTTCGATGGTTTTAATGTCCTTTGTTTTTATGATAAAAACGTCCACATACAATTGATAAATCATGGAAACATAGTCCGAGAATCGGGTATTGAATTCGTTGAACAATTTGGAATATTGGGGAAAATGGCCAATAAAACGTTCGACCTCCTTTGATTTGCGGAGCATCAAATAGTGAAAAAACATATTGGGGTGGTTTCCACGCAGTGTCTTCAACGACTTATACTCGTGATTCTCAATGCTTGCTCTTAAACCGGTCTTAAAGTCAGTAATCATATATCCAGGCGCCCTGGTTGTCCGCGTTGAAAGCTCAATATATTTGGTCGCAAATAACGATTTATTAAAATGATTGTCGCAATTAACAGGAAACTTAACGCCGGCATTCAAAAAGTAAGTATGTAGTTCTTCGCAATTGGGTGCATAAGAATAGCTCATGGGCTCACCTAGCTTGTGCATGTATACCAAATACACAGTCGGCTCTTCCACATTGAGAACAATATGATTTAGTGGATGTTGGAGGACAAATGTGTAGCAACACGTCTTGTCCAAATGCGCAAGCAACTCCAAATCAGCCAAAACATTGGGTTTCTGTATAAACGCATCCAAAAACATTTGTCGAAAAGTCTTTTGTTCGCCATTTCCTTGATACTGGTTTCTGAAATAAAAATAATTACCACTAACGCCCTTCTTTGTCGCAATTTCCCAGCCAACTCGCTCGTCCCAAAATAAATTAATCATTGTTCCCTCGACGATTTCTTCCGCCTTAAACAGCGTGTTATCATCTGAGTTTTCAAGCAATTCATCGAGACTGACCGATTTGGAAGGCGCCAAACAAAGCAACTTATTTGCACCGATGATGGCGCTCCTATAAATATGCGTATTTACACCAGGATCGCCAGTTAAATTGTAGATCGTATATGGAACAGGGGAATTGCGTGGGTGAGAAACCGCAACAGAGTCGGGTAAATTGTCGGTAATAAAAGTATTCATTTGTTTAGATGAAATATATATCACAAACGCTTTAAACTATTTTGTAAAATAATGTGTTCGGATAAAATGTTAGAGTTTCTATAAGAATATACTATAATATACTATAGTATGTCTGGAAATTATGGTTCAGAAGAACAAGTCGATTGGAGCGATGGGTCATACGCAAAGGAATCGTCGTCGAATGAATCGTCTTCAAATAACGGGTCTTATTATTCAAATAAAGAACGTGACGGAATGGAATTGAAACTCGGCGACATTATCGAAATTAGTTCGCCATCCAACCGCGAATACGACCAGAAGACATTTTTAATCGAATACATTGACGACGCCAAAATAAAATTAATAAATATCTCCACCGCTGAAAAGCAGATATTAACATTATACGACACTGGCCAGCTCACTGACGAATCTATTCAAGTAATTGCGCTCCTTTCAAGAAGTGATGACCTGGGGTATGCTCGTCAAAATGGCCTGGTTCCCAAAAAATGGGTGGATATCCATTTCGGCGGCGAAATCCCCACTATTATCACAGGTGAAATAACCAATTTAGATGAAGACATGATAGAGGTTACAACATACCCTGATTTTGAAGTAATATACATTAATTTTGAATACAAGGGAATGCCGGAAAAAATCCCCATTCTGCGCTTCCATTTAAGGGAAAGACCTGCGTCCGTCACAGGCAGTTTAGCCGAGATATACGAAGAAGATCAGATGGAGCAACCGTCAGCAGAGAAAGCGTCAATTACAACCAATTCAAGTGGAGAGATGTCGGTTCACATTCCAGAAAACCCCAAAATAGACAAAAATTACAACGCTGTGTTGGATGAACTATTTGAACAATCAAATATTGTGTTTGGCGAAGAGGTCGAATTAGAGATAAATATAGAGGTGAATAAAAAAGAGCGCCGATTTGGGTTGGAACTCCAGCTCAAAGATTTGCTGGACGAGTTGTTATCCACGATTCCGACAAACAAGCGAACGCCTCTAGTCATCGAACGCGTTAACACTGTTGTACGCCGGTTCAAAGAACTCCGTCAATTCTTCTCTGTATTTGATGAAAATGGAAACGTGGTCGGGCACCGAAATATCACCGCCGATTACAAACCGCTTGCTGAGAGTTTGGAGAAAATGGACACCAATATACGCTGGATTTTACCCGTCGTTAAAAACAAAACCAAGCTTTTCAACACATTTGAGGACGATAGTATCCAAAATTCGAGTCTTATTCGAGATTTACGTTCCTACAAAAGCAAGAAAAACATAAACAATAACCAAAACCGCTATTCAACATTTTATGCAAACATTGATGACGATTTAACACCCTTTGCGGAACCCGAAAACAGAGCCGATGTTTTAACGAGTGAAAACTTCCGTGTTTCGGCAGATATAGAGGCAATCGTGGATAATTTGGGCAGATACAGATCATATGGGTATTATTATCAGCCTCAGAATAGAAAGACTTTTTCAGACGAAAACAATTTTGTAACAAAGAATCGGTTTGTTATCCAAAAATACAACTTGGGTCACACCAAACTGAGCGAACACGTAATGAAATCGGGAAAACGCATTTTTTTGAGAGAACCCATGACGCAAAACGACAAGATTGCCGTGAAATCGGTGGTTATGTTGCCTCACCAAGCCGTGGAATTCTCGCGAGTCGACCTCCCGAATACCAATATTATGAACAAGACAAGTCTCAGTCATAATTGGTTGTATCATTTTAAATTACTCAATAAAAATATGTCTTTTCAAACCAAGATGATAGAGGATTTGGAAGAAGAGGTGTTTTACGAAACTGAGGCGGCGAAAAATTTTGTGGATTTTGTCCAAAAGAAGACCATCAAGTTTTTGGACTCGGCGATTGACTACGATATTTCCCAAAAATTGTTAAAAGAAGAAACCGTGGACTTTCATAGCCTCTTGAATGCGGTGATTCCGAACACTCGTATGCTTATTCAATTGTTGCGTGGTCGTGCAACTGCCTACAATTTCAAGGAGGCGATCCAATACTTTGAACCGTTTCGCCTTTCCGCAGACAACATCACCTATACAGGACGAACCCGAGGAATCAAAAACAATGAAGACGCGGTTGAATTAATGAGTGGCCGTGGTGGGCCATACCAGGAAATACGCACATATATCAAGGAATTAATCAATGCTTATAAGACGTCCATGGAGGAAAATCGCAAGAAATATGAGGCGATGGCTTCAAAACGCTACGATGACTCCGGTAGTTTTGCTTTGAATCCCATATATAAAAACTTTGTATTTAATGATGAATATTTGAAAATGGTTGCGACGCGATACAAATTGGATAGTGAGGATAGTTATAAAAACCAAAAACAATATAAATCGTCATCTGAACTATTGAACTCGGTTTTGGTGAAAGACAATGGAGCCGCATATTCGGCCATGATCTCACTTTTGATGTCGCCTCTATATACCCCCAATTTATCTACACTAATAACGGTTGCCGAAGATGGCGCAATCAAATCCAGCAGCAAAACCTGCGTTACCCGAGTTGTTGCGAAAAAATACACATCAATCCGTGATTTACAAAAGGACAACGATATCAGCGAGGACATCTATTTCGACAAGGATTATGATAACACGCCGTATGCATTGGTAGCAAGGTATGCGGAAGACCGCAAAAAAATGTTGGCCGAAGATTTTGCACCCTATTTAAAGGCAAATTTGTTGGAAAAACACGATGCGAATCCGGCAACGGTAGATGACTTGGTTAAGACCCTTATTTCCGGAAAGAAGAAAGTATCTGACGGCAACTATGCGATGCTGGTTGAGTATCCTAAATTGGAAAAAACGTTTTCCGAAGAAGATTTGACGGCCAAGGAGAAGAGCAGTGTGGATATTGAGGCGGACGCAAAGAAGAAAACCACCTATTATGTGAGAAAGCGCGGCAATTGGACACACGCAGATGAGCCCGAATTGCTTAATAACGATACCCTATGTTATAGCGACGACAAATGTGTGGTTGATAAGAAAGAGTGCCTGTCCAAAGACGACAGTTTCAGTCATATGAAAAAAATTGCGCAAAAACAGGCAATGAAAGAATACGATCAGGCGACCATCGAGAAAACTATGGAAGATTTGGAAGCGGATATGAAAGCGCGTGCCCTCTATTACATGGATTTATTGAAAAAGAAAATATGGTTATCCGACAGCAGAGTCGAACAATATGATTTTTACGCGAGAAATCTAGGCAAACATGCGGTGAAATTGGATTTTGTGGTGTCTCCGTATGAGGTGTTAAGAGACCTGATTTTGGAGCAGTCCGATTTCGCAAAACAGCAGAGCGACATTTTGGTATTTCGTGATCGGTTTTGCCGAGACGCAGTTGTAAATGAGTATTCCAAAGAGTTGTCGTATTGGCTATATTGTGTGGATACCGATACCAAATTGTTGCCGAGATTTTTGTATGAATTGGCGCTCAAATACAGCATTGGCGCCGACTATGGTCACGAATTGGAGCTTGTATGTAGTCGTATTGGTCGCCTCAGCGACGACGGTGAATCCATCGTGGATAAAAACACGGGTTATATAATAAAACCCATTGATTTTATGGCGGTCGATGAGTATAATGAATCAGGGTTCAAAATTGTTTCGCACGAAGTGATGGGACAGGCGGCGGGTGACGCACTGAAAGACGCGATTAATGATGAAATCAGCGAGATGAGTTATACGACCGCGGACAAATCTTTCAAAGTATTTGAAAATGAATTAACACAAACCGTGTATAATATTGCCCGCGCACTATGCGGATATATGCACATCGATGTAGAGCCGATTGAAGGTGTAATACTTTCAAACGCAATTAAGCTACTGAATATAAACCTCTATTCTCCTGAAAAATATAAGAAGATTGAAGAGTTGAATGCAAAGAAGAATGTTTCTATACCCTCGTATCCAACCTATAAAAATCAGAACATCGTGTTTTTCTCGGCGGCAACCACATTTGTCGCCATCCAGACAATGATACCGTCATTTAAACCGAGTAAGACCTTTCCTGGATGTGTTTTTAGCTTTGGCGGATATCCACTGGACGGCGGTATGGAATACACACCTGGTATCAAATATATGTCGTGTGTGATTCAGAAGATTATTGGCAACGTGGAGCCATGGAACAGCATCAAACATTTGAAACGTGACGGAATCATGAAACGCCTGATGGAGTATGTGGGTAAGATTTTGAAAGAGCCCGAAATAGATGACCTCTATTTGAAAAAGAAGACATATTTGATTTTGTTTCCGGATGACGCAGTTCCCGAAGTCCATAATGTCGGAAAATGGCGTGCTTTTCAACCCCCCCTTGTGCCGTTTTCCATTGTGAAATCGCTGAAAACCGTGTCGGAGGAATTCAAAGACGAGCTCGCCATATCTTTTAAATCGGGCCACAAGAACCAGCACGCGCAGTTGGGTGTGATTTATAACAAGATTATTCAATATTCGTATGCAGTGGTGGAATCGGTGAATAAAATTGTAGAGGAAGGCAAAGAAGCATTGCTTAAAGCCGGAACCATCATATTTTTGGAGAACGCATGCTGCGAAGAGAAAGAACAGCGAGCATCGATTCAATTTTTCATTAATAAGAATCCGAATATCCAGAAATATTTGGATTTCATTCGGAAAAACAGCGCCATTATGGAGGAAATTAAAATGATGTCTCGCGCCGCCTACATTTCACCAGGCACAAGAACAATGTCTCTCCTATCGACGAGCAATTACATCAGTGAAGAAAACATATATATCGCATTCATTCATTATTGTAAATTGTTGAGCAAACAAAGCCTGGTTCCAGATGATATGCGTATATTTTTCCAGGAAAAACCAGGTGGAATGCAAACACAATGGGATTTGAAACAGACGATCGACCATTTGAAGAAATTAGGCAAGAAATTTGACGCGGATTCGCTCAAACAATTGATGCAGATTGTAGCGAGACGCAACATAATTCACGGAATCAGCACCAGTGCAACAGATATTCAATATACACGGGCTTTTTCGGATTTGGTCGCGCGACTGAGCGCAAGCGAGACACCTGTAATAGAGCCAAAATTAACTGATTATTTGAAAATCATTTTGGATAAATTTGATATAAATCGTCCTGTGGATAAAGATTTGATAACCATGGAAAAGATGAAGAAACATTTGTCTCGCGCGAACCGTCAGATGAAGACGGAAATAATGGGATATATTAATGAATTCGGCACGACACGTACATTGGCGGAAAAAACAAGAATCAACGCATTTTTAGAAAATCTCACCACATGGACTTGTGACACCAATATGAAACCCGGTGTATATACAGACGAAGGTCAATATAAGGTAGTTCAGTATATTAAGAACGCGGTATTCATGATAACAAAGACGGTGCCTGCGATAATAACCAATTCAGAACACGGAACCAGGAAAGTAGAGGCATCGAAACATTGGGATTTGTCGGAAAAACACATCGACGTGTTACAAGGACACATTGATAAGTATTTTGATAAGCTACATTCGTATGTAAAGGACAACCTGATTTGCCGTTTTTTCAGAGACATTAATATGAAACTGGTGGATTTGAACTTGTTTTTGAATTATATCCCGGTATTCACTGCGTTCATAAATGAAGATAAGCTCTATTATTTGTTGTTCGACAAGGAAGCACTTTATTTGCTACACTCTTACTGCTATTACTCGGTGCTTTATGAGTTAGTTACAGGAAGCGACACAGATGAGTATTTGAAATTGGATATGGAGGAAGTGAGAAATATGCGCAAGAATATAAAAAAGGCGGATGACGATGTGGTTATTGGAACGGCAGACGAAGAAGATGACCTCAGCGAATACCCGGATGAAGTCGACATATCGGCGGGGAACCGAATGGAATTTCGACAACGTGTGTGTGATTTATTGATTATCATGATAGAGATGGATATGTTGAATAAGAAAACCATAGACAAACCATATGAAGACCTTTTGGACAAATCGTATAACGAGAGCAAACGCGAGAAAGCGACCATCACCGATTATTTGAAAAATATGACGATTGAAGAACGCCGCGTCGAAAACATTTTGAAGGCCTACAAAATGGGGCGCTGGAATTTAGGTGAGCAAAAGGGTGTTTATAAATATGACCAGAACCTCTACGATACTGAAAAAGCAGAAGAGGGAGATTTGTATGCGGTGCGCGAAGACCAACCGGAGGAAGTTGATCCGGAACACAACGATTATGATCCAAATGCAGAGGCAGAACGAGAGGCAGAAGATGAAGAAAACAATATTGACGGATTAGATGAAGACTACATGGATGGAGTGTATTACCAGGAGGACCGCGACGAATAAAATTGAATATACCAATCCATCAAATCCTTAAATCAAAAACAAAAGATGAATCAACAAAATAAAATGTATTTCAAAACGGCCGACACAAAGGAACCGACCCTAATTTATGATATGGCGTATCCGTCATCTCATAAATATTATTTCATGAAATCCAAAAACAACACGGTGTATTGGGAGAAGACGTATGCCGGAAATGGCGTGTTTGACGGGAAAGAATACTTTGTTTGGCTAGCGGAACTCAATTATAAAAAACACAAGTCGAGAACAATCGAAGAGCTACGCGATTTGGGGCAGAATTTATACAATGGAACTCAGAAAATCTTTGTAAACGGAAAAGAAAAACCGATTGAGTGGCCGGCCATACTTGCTGACGACGAAAAGCCGTGGACAAACCAAAGACCGGAGATATTTGCGAAACCACCCGTGTATCCCGAAACTGAGGGAAAATGCGTGGAATGCGATTGTGAAGTGTGTTGTATGATTAGTGAAATGTAGTAAAAAAATATATAATATAGTATAAAGCGCATGTTTGTAGATAAAAAAATATTCAGAACAAATCGACTGTCGGTGTCCATCTTGTTTTTTCTGATAATTTTTGCCGCGATCCATTTTTTCAAACCGTCGCTTATATACAACGAAAAAGGCGGGTTCAGACAGTTCGGCATTGGATACAAGCAAAAGACCGTAATTCCCATTTGGGTCGTGTCGATTGTTTTAGCTATTTTGTGCTATTTGCTGGTATTTTACTTGAGCGTGTAATTTTTAGATAATTATTTGTGAATATTTATCTAAATATGTAGAGGGTATAAACGCGTTTTGATTACCTTATAGGGCCTTTGTGCAAACCGAATACATAAGACGATTCACAAAATAAAGCAATAAATAGGTTAATGAACCTCCTGCAACCGCCAAAAAGAACATGAATCCCTTTCGTTGAACAATTCCAGCGGCAAACCCGCCAATCAGGGCAACCATAAACCAGAAAAACATGAAAATTGAGAGGAAATAAAAGTAGTAGCAATATTCGCCGGATAAAGGACCAAACACAGTTTCCATAAAGTCAGACATTGGGTTGTATATCTATTTATTAGATTTATTTTGCTAAACTTGTTGGATAAAAACAATGTAAAAAAAGAATATTTATGTAATGTATAAGATGGATGAATCAACAATCTGGAAAATCATAGAAAGTCATTACGCAGATAATCCACAAAGTTTAGTAAGACATCACGTCGAGTCGTATAATGATTTTTATAAGAACGACATTTATAAAATTGTCAAGGAAAAAAACCCCATTACCTTAGTTTCACGTCTGGACGAGAAAACCGGCGAATACCGTTCTAAATGCAACCTCTATATCGGCGGTAAAAACGGCGACAAATTATATTTCGCAAAACCGGTCATCTATGATGCCGACCCCCATTACATGTTCCCCAATGAGGCACGCCTACGTAACATGACATACGCCATGACGATTCATTACGATATTGATATAGAGGTGATTGATGTATTGGATGAAAACGAGGAACCGCGTCCGGTCGAGACGGAAATGGGTGAGGATACCGTCGACCCGAATCCGCCAAAAAAACGATACACAAATTTCAAACAGGGTGGAAATCCGCTAGCTGATCGCGATTTGGCGCCGGAAGCCGATGTGTATGATAAAGAATATATAGAGAAGGAAGAACAAGACAATAACACGGGTTTTCAAGGCGGAGCCAAAACCACAGCAAATGAGATGGCTCGCCGCAAAGAGGCCATCGAAAAAACCATCGACCGTAGACATACTCAGACCCGCAACTATACGTTGGAGAAGCAGTTTTTAGGACGCTTCCCGATAATGGTTCAATCTGATTTTTGTATATTGGGCGGAATGCCGCGCGAAGCGCGGTTCAACGTAGGTGAGTGCCGCAACGACCCCGGTGGATATTTCATTATTGACGGTAAAGAAAAGACCGTCGTCCCCCAAGAGAAATTTGGCGACAACATTTTGCGCGTCGGCAAAGCAAACAACGAAGCCATCATGTTCACCGCGGAAATCAAGAGTGTGAGTGAAAACACATCTAAACCAATTCGGTCGCTCAGTGTCGATTTGCTGGCTCCCACAGGCCGATTCTCAAACATGAACATTGTCGTGAATATCCCCAACGTCAGAAAACCCGTGCCCCTATTCATTTTGTTTCGGGCGCTCGGTGTTATTTCAGACAAGGACATCGTGACAACTTGTCTATTGGATTTGGACAAATACGAGAACCTAATGGATTTCTTCATTCCCTCGATTCATGACGCGGGTCCAATCGACACCCAGGTGAATGCTCTCCAATTTATCGCCGAGCTGACCAAGACCAAAACAACCGATAACGCAATCCACATATTGACGGACTATTTTCTTCCCCATATTGGGGAGACGAATTTCGTTCAGAAAGCGTATTTCCTAGGATACATGACGTTCAAACTGATTTCGGCGTATAACGGAATGGAACCGCCGATTGACCGCGACAGTTTCCGCTATAAACGCATCGAATTGGTGGGGAGTCTATTGTATCAGTTGTTCCGTGAATATTACAAGATACAGACCAAACGCATTTACGTGGATTTTGAGAAGATTATGTATAGGAACAAGGGATTATATGAATCCGATATGATGGGATTAATTTTGGCTAATTATAAATTGGTTTTAAAAGACCGTGATCTAGAGGCCGGGTTCAGAAAGGCATTTAAAGGGAATTGGGGAGCATATGCGCACACAAAGAAGGTGGGTGTTGTTCAAGATTTGAATCGTCTCTCGTTCAATTCGGCACTGAGTCATTTGAGAAAAACAAATTTACAGATGGACACGGGATCAAAACTGGTTGCACCGCGCGTTCTTAATGGGTCGCAATGGGGTATTTTTGACCCCATCGATACCCCTGATGGCGGAAACATCGGTCTCCACAAACATCTCAGTATGTTTGCCTATATCACACGTAGCATTTCACGCGAACCAATGATTAAATGGATGCGTGAAGAACTTAATATGAAATTGGTGGAAGAATGCGGATACACCAATTTGGCGACCATGACCAAAGTCATCATAAACGGCTTCTGGGCAGGAAGCGTGGCCGACGCATTTGTCGCTGTGAGCAAAGTGAAGTTGTTCCGCCGCAATGGTCTTATTCCGCAATATATCAGTATCAGCTTTGATATTCGCCAAAACACGATTGTAATCTTCACCGATGGGGGTCGTGTATGTCGCCCTGTGTTTTACTATGACGATTTGACGAAAAAGATGTCGTTCGACACAGACTTATTGGATAAGGATTTCAAATGGAATGATTTGCTTTCGGGATTCAATGATAAACGCACCGAACACAGAGACAAGATTAACTATGACCGATTTTATAAATTACACGAGATGTATGAGGGAATTAGCACTGAAACCAATCCACTGAAAATACAGCGATTCATAGACAAAAAGGGAATCATTGACTATTTGGATGTGAATGAAGAGGAATTGGCGCTGATTCGGTTAAAACCAAACAAACAAATTGATACAGCGTCATCTACATCATTAGTAAAAACAAAGGCCACAACATACACACATTGCGAAATCCACGAGTCGCTCATTTTTGGAATGATGTGTAATCAGATTATATTCCCCCAACACAATCCCGCAACCCGTAATTCGTTTTCGTGTGGTCAAAGTAAACAGGCGATTTCCATGTATCACACCAATTATACTATGCGTATGGACAAGACCGCACTCATTTTGAACCAGGGACAGAAACCTCTAGTAAAATCCCGATATATGGAGTTCATTAATGGTGAGGAAAACTATTATGGGGAAAACGTGATTGTTGCGATAATGTGTTATACAGGATACAACGTAGAAGATGCGATCCTGGTGAATGAGGGCGCATTGAAGCGCGGCCTTTTTAGAACCACGTATTATTCGGTATATGAAACCCACGAGGAGAAGGACAAGTCGGGGGGCGGCATAATTACCGAGAAAAAAATAATGAATATTGAGAAATCGGCCAAGGACGTGATTGGAACAAAAACCGGGTATGACTATAGTAAACTTGATGAATTTGGTTTAGTTCAAGAGGGAACCGAAATTAACGACGAGACCGTTATTATTGGATGTGCATCAACATCTTCAGGCGAGGACTATATTGTAGACCAATCAAAAACCACAAAGAAAGGGCAGCTCGGTATTGTGGACAAGGCATTTATTACGGAGGGCGAGGAGGGAACACGAATCGCCAAAGTGCGCATCAGGGAAGAGCGTATCCCGGCAATCGGCGACAAGATGGCGTCGCGTTCAGGACAGAAGGGAACAATTGGACAAATTATTCCTGAATGTGATATGCCTTTCACCAAAGACGGCATTCGTCCCGACCTGATTATAAATCCACACGCCATTCCGTCGCGTATGACGATCGGACAGCTAATCGAGTGTGTGGTTGGAAAGGCATGTTTGTTCCAAGGATTCCACGGCGACTGCACGGCGTTTGCCTCGGATGGAACCCAAATTGGCGCATTCGGAAAGATGCTCACGAAATCCGGATATCATTCATCCGGAAACGAGCTGTTATATAATGGAATGACCGGCGAGCAAATTGAATCAGAAATATTCTTCGGTCCAAATTACTATTTACGTTTGAAACACATGGTGAAAGACAAGGTGAATTTCAGAGCCCAAGGACCGCGAACCCAACTGACGAGACAGCCGGTGGGCGGCAGAGCAAATGACGGCGGTCTGCGCATTGGTGAGATGGAGCGTGACTCGGTTATTTCACACGGTGCGGTGGCGTTTTTACAAGACGCGATGCTTACTCGTGGTGACGTCTTCCATATGGCGGTTTGTAATAAGACCGGCGCAATTGCGGTATATAATCCACAGAAGAACCTGTTTATGAGTCCATTGGCGGACGGTCCGCTGAAATTCGTGGATTCGCTGGACGGAAAATCCATGAACGTGGAGCACATTACTAAATATGGGCGCAGTTTCAGTATTGTGAAAGTGCCGTATGTGTTTAAATTGCTGATGCAGGAATTACAGGCAATCAATATCAAGATGTGTATTATCACGGAAGACAACATCAATCAATTCGACAATATGAAGTTTTCCAAGAACATCTCGTTACTGACACATGGAAGCGCAACCGAGCCATTTGAAGTGGTAAATATTACGGATCGTGCATTGAAAAATCTACCGTCAAAATTGGTAACAAAGGAAATAACGAGCGAAGACGCAAAAGAACGAGTTGAACCTGAAGCACTATTAGATTATAAAGAAGAAATGGAAAAGGCGCGAATATTCCATCAGAAATTCCAAGAGACAGAGAAGGTCTGGGATCCGGAAAACAAATTATTTTTGGCGAAAGAATTCTCGGAATTGGATAAGCCGACACAAGTATTAAAAACAGGCGATATAGTGATGTTCAATGGCGACCCATACAAGAACAATCGACTCTGGAAAATAACCAATGAGCATGAAGATGGTAAATTTGTTACGATTCAAACCAATGATATGACTGGATTTAATTCAAGTGGATATTTCAATCCGAACGATTTAATCCGCGTGGTGAATAGAGCCGATTTACAAAAGACAAAAGAATTGTATCAGATGTCGCCGGAGGATTATCCGCGGTCTCCGGATATGTCGCCGCCGTCGATGGGTGGTGGCGGACAGACGCAAGGACAACAACCCATGTTTCAACAACCTATGTTTCAAGGACAACAACCACAGCCAATTAACATCCATTTGGTGAACGGAAACAATAACAAAACCGAACCGATCTTAACCAATGGTGGAAATGGAAATGGAAATGGAATGCCTTCTCAGGGAAATATGCAATTCGCCGTAAATTCGCAGTCCGCAGCCAATATGCCGTCCATAGAAAATACGCAGTCAACTATACCAGACATTGACTCATTTTTATCAAAGCCAATGATAAACAGATCCAATCAAGGAGGATCAAGCCAAGAAGATAGCAGCAACGCATTGGACTCACTCGGAAACGGAAAGGTCAGTTTCGTCGTGAAGAAGATATAAAATTGAATAATGAATAAATATATAGAACAAATATAAAAAGAATATATATAAATATTAGAAGATGGCGAACACACTCACAAACAAAGACATATTAACAATTTACAATTCGCGCAAGACAATTTTAGAAATCCTAGGGGATTTGCTCTTCGACACGAAGGACTATGTGGATTTCACAATTAACGAGGTCGACGCGATGGCGACAAACAATCAATTGGACATGTTGATTACGCACTCTACGGAGGCCCATGAGAAGACGGTTTACGACGATACAAAGATTTACGTAAAATACATGCTTTCGTCGAAAGCGATTCGCATCAAGGCGATCGAAGAGCTGATCGAGGAGTTATATGTGGTGGAGGACGTGTTGAAATCGACGGATATACTGGCGATTGTGATTAACGACGAGCCGAACGATTCCTTGGTTGCGACCCTGAAATACCTGTATGATAAGCGCGGCATTTTCGTGGTGGTTCATAATATCAAGCGACTCCAGCGCAACATTTTGAAACATACATTGGTGCCGCCCCACACCATTATGACGAACAGCGATGTGGATGTTCTGAAAAAGGAATTCAACCTGAAGAATTTACAGCAACTTCCTGAGATGTCGCGGTTCGACCCCGTCGCCCTTATTATAGGAATGCGCCCTGGTCAAGTTTGTAAAATTGAGCGAAAAAGCCCTACATCTATGGTTTCCAATTATTACCGGATTTGTGTGTAATTAGAAGGGGATACCAACAAATTTTGTTTTTTATTTTAGCACGCATTCATTTTATACCGGTTATGTATAAAATGGATAGTTACGAGATTTTTCATAACCGGTATGAGGGATTTTCCAATAAGGATGCAATTTATACGGGATGCACTGCTGATCAAGATGGTTGCGTAAATTACAAAGCAGCCGTGGACAAACTGACGGAGTTAAAGGCGTCTCAATCGAATGAAGGACGTGAATCGGACTCAAAAGACAGATACAATAAAGTGTATATGAGCACAATTAATTTAGGAATAGGGATTGTGTTAATGGCGGGGTTTATTAATTATTTGAATAACGCATAAACAAAGTTTTTGCATGGTGTAATATATAGGATGATAGATGGAATCGAGATTATAATTGTGGTGATGGTGTTAATAGGATTTGTTATATTGAATTATAGAACACCTGTGGTGGAAGGGTTAAAAAAAAAAAATAATAAAAAATCTGGAAAAACAACTCCAGCCGTAGCAACTCCAGCCGTAGCAACTCCAGTCATAACAACTCCAGTCGTAGCAACTCCAGCCGTAGCAACTCCAGCCGTAGCAACTCCAGTCATAACAAGTCCAGTCATAACAAGTCCAGTCATAGCAGCGGTTGCTGCTGCTAGGACCAAGAGTGCAGCAACCCCTCAACCCATAGTGGTTCCATCAACAATAAATACCGCCGCATCAACGCAATTGCCTGTGGATTTCAAAGAAGTCAAAGGCTATTTGGATAAAATAAAAAAATACTCGGAGGATTCAAAAAAAATGGCGAATTCTGTAAGCAAGACAGCCGAAGATTATAAAAAAGCATTTACCAACGCAACTAACAAATTAACCAAATTATCAGGCGAAGTCGTATCAAACACAGCAAAAGCGAAAGACGCCGCATCAAAATCAGCTACAATGGCTGCTGATATTAATTTAAAAGCGACAGACGTTAAAGCCAACGTAAATAGCAATAACATTATTAAAAATGAAATTGGCGCAAAAATTATTGGAATGCGAGAGATTGAGAAAAATGTATTAGGGTATGCTATAGACGCAAGCATGAGCGCATATAACGCAAAAGAATCAGCAGAAAGATCAGAAAAAGCATTGGCGGGTATATTACCGACGACGACAAATAAAGCAGTTTTAAAAAGCGTCGAAGGATTCACTGGTTTTAATTCATCCGTTTTAGAAGGATATACTGTTTTTTCCAATCCTAATTTGCCGCGTGGTTCAACCAATAATAGCGCATTTGACTTGGAAAATAATTTGGTTGATAAAATAAACAAATTTAATACCGCATATTACACATTTTTGTCTCAGGCAAGTCCTACCGCGGCACAAACAACCGCGCTTACCGAAGCAAGAACTGCCCTAGATACCACAATAACTGCTTTAAATACTAAAATTGGTCAAATTGGTTCATCAACCCCCAAAATATCAAACGCCATGTTTGATGCAAGTCATTCTTATATTAAAACAACCGCAAACCAAATAGAGACACTTCGTGCGGATTTAGATATGAAAATGCATGAAATTCTGAAGGCAAGAGATGGCGTTCCAACCGATTATACTATTAAACGAGACACCGCCGCATATACTACAATATTATGGACGGCTTTAGCGACTTCTGCCCTTTTTTTTATATTTGTGAAAATGGACTAGGTAAATAAAAATGATATAATATAGTATAATATATCATTGAATGGCGACACAAGCGGAAGTAAATTTGAAAAGACTACAACAACTAGATAAATTCGCCAAAACCAATGATCCCAATTATAGGTTTGTGAATTTTTTTAATATGGATGAAGCCACCGGATATACCATCGGAGCAATTAATGATACAAAAAAAATCAATTTTAAGTCAAATCTGAAAATTCCTGGAAATCAAAACGAAAAAAGCTGTAAAATGAACGCAACCGCATTGTATAACCAAATCAATAACATAGACTATTCATCATCGAGCAATTACAAACAAAATTTGTTAGAGATGACCGTGGTTGAAGGACGAATGGACAACCAAGGAACAATTGATGTCGATTATTTTTTAGACGAAAGTGCTGAGACTACTGATTATGATTTAAAAACACTAATAACCGATGTAGATGAACCCTTGTCGATTGAGTTATTTGGATACATGGTTGTCCCTGTTTCTGGAAACTATTCATTGAATATTAAACCTGAATTTTTAGGAGCAATTAACTTGGCGGTTGCGTGGATTCAGAACAATGCCGAATCTTCATACCGTATAACAAACGTGTCTTTTAACACTAAAGACAAACTAAATAAACCCATATATTTAGCAAAAGGTGTATTTATTCCGTTTCGTATCCAGATGATTGTTACTACGCCGATTGGTGCTTTCCCATTTATTATTTCAGATGGAAAAAACACGGTTTCCGAATTTTATTCAATACTCAGAGATAAGAAAAAAAAACAGGTTGTTTTTTCGCTTACGAATAATTCAAACAACACTCAAAACTGTGCTATTTACACAGAAGGAAATATTGAAAATTATGGAATTGATAACGCAATATGGGAGGCCGGAAAAGAATCCGGTAATATTGATGTAGTCCCCCTACAACGTTGGGTTCTAGACAAGTCAGTCGATTCAGTTGGGTTGGATACGGTTGGAAATTTGGTTGCTTATTCAAATAATATACAAGTTGGTCCTCCCATTCTTTTGAGCAATTATCCATCACTAAATAGTGGTGCGACTGCCGTATACCAATTAAAAATGCAAGAAAATAATTCTGATTTAATTCGTTTGAATAGAATAAACCAATTTTCAAACAGAAACACTACAAACACCTCTTCAACAAAAACAACGGTTCCGACAAATTTACGAACAATAAATTTTATGCCTAACCGAGAGTGGAACCAATATAATAGGAATATTTTGAATGTTTCTGACAGAATTACCGTTTCTGAACCCTTAGTTTCTTCTAATAAAAAAATTATGCTTGTTTTAACACGTGCGGATGGGACATTGAATCCAAATAGTCCAATGACCCTTCAGTTATTTGGGTCAATAATAGCAAATACAATATTTTACGGATTGAACGTTGATAACAAGTTGGGTAAAACATTTTACGCAAATAAAAATCCCGCCAAACAATATTTACGAGAAGTTCCGCCTCAGCTAACGGCCTATTCTGCGTCGAGTCAATTTGCTAATTATGAAAATTATTATCCCCAGACAAATATAAATTATAAGAATGGAAAAACCCAGGATTGTCGTAAAGAGTGTAATTCGGACCCAACGTGCACACATGTATACACGGTTACAGACAAAGCCGGTCGTAAATGTTTATTGTCATCTGTAAACCCAACATATTCGACAAAACAAACAAACTCTCCGTATACGACATCCACATTACATGTGAGGGGTAAAACACTTGATAATAATAAAATTACCGACAAATCTTTTCAAAAGGTAAATTATGAAATGGGTACAATAACTGGATTTAATAATTATACACTTATGCTACCTTTAACCAAAGATTCTATTGCTTTAACAAAAGGCGAGCCTGAATATATTGTTCTAGAAAACAAAATTTCGGGTTCTACTTCGAAAAATATTCCACTCGAAAAAATAGAATCAAATAATAGACCAGCTGGTAGAATCGAAGGGTTCGGTGGGTTGTATCCAAGTAATTTAGAAGGATTTCAGTATACAGCTTTGCCGCAAAACTCAGGTCAAACAATTGTCCAAAATATCAGCGGACAGTTAATTGGACTACAAGGACAAATTGTGGATTATACGGGTCTTCAGACACGCGTTGCAAATTTAGCACGTGATATTTCGGGAAATGTTGATAATATTAACACTCAATACGCAAACATGTCTCAAAATGATGATAAATACGACTTTACCACATCCACTACAATTAATGCTTTAGATGAAGATTATAGTATAATACCGGCACTATTAAAAGATAATGCTGTATATTTAGAAGAGCAAACAAATCTTAAGATTGTAGGGACGATAACATTAGCTACTTTGTTAGTATCGGCGATATTCATATCAAGATAGTTCCTGCGTGCTAAAAAAGGTCATTTAGTTAATAATTCATATAAATATATTTCATAAAAAATATTTATAGATGTTTAGACAACCATTGCAACAATTAATGAGTAAACGGGTTTTCTTGAATGATACCTGTAAATTAGACAAAACTTGAAAGTATTTTGAAAAAAATTATTGTGTATTTCTAATTCTTTTGGGATTAGTGTTTTACTAATGGTCAAAAATAGAGAACTCTAAAGACGACGCCAGCAATATCAAACAATCAGTATAAATTTATTGTGATTATATATATATTATTATGGCGAACTATATTGATTTAAGTGGTATAATAGGGTTACAACGACAATTTATTGGTTCTGCTGGTGCCGCAGGAAACCCAGATGCTGTAAATGGTCTAGATTTAAGTCTTACTAGTTTATCCACGGCTCTCAACACTGCCGCACAATCGATTGGCCCAACATTAACATACCAATCCGAAGTTCAAACAATTTTAGATAGAGAAAATCAGCGTCTTATTAATAAACAAAGCACAATTGACGCAGCATACAAGGGTCAGCAACGAATGGTGGATTTGACTAACAGCGAAACCAAGAAAAACCAGGCATACAATTTGATTTTAATTGTCGCCGTGATTACGTTTTTGGTAGTTTTAGGAATAAAACAAGTCTACGACAACGGAATAATCCCCAACGCCGTGCTTGATATTATGAATATTGTTATATTGACGGGAGGTATGATTTACTGTATTGTGTTATATGCGGATGCGTATAAACGCAGCAATATGGATTTTGACCAGATCACATTGGATGATCCAACTCAAAAGACTCAGGCAGAGCTTGAAGCCGACAATTTAAATCGTATTGCGAATGGAAAATTATCTGCCGCAACTGCGGGTGCGAATGCCGGTTGTGCAGGTGCCGCTTGCTGTCCCGTCGGATCTACTTTTAACGAGTTCAATACAATTTGTGTTCCAAATGAGGCGCCGTTTGGAACTACTGGATACGTTTCTGGAACATGGAAACCATTTATCAAAGGAGACAAAACGCTTGAATGGAGAAATCCTGCGACTGCAACCCCATCTGGATGTGGAACCGCAGATAAATATGACCCTCTAAAATTAGCGTGCAAGCCGGTTGTTCAAGGATTTGAAACAATGAATACTTCTGCTGGCGCCCAGCCGTATACCCCCTGCGAATTTAGCCAATACAATGTCTATAATCGCTGTGGGTCATCTACGATGTAATGGGTCATCTACGATGTAATCATAGATTTTCAAAATTTATATACTATATACGCTGTATAATATATAAGACAATGGTTGAAATCAATATCCCATCTCAAACCACATTGGTAAACGACGAAATAAATAGTATCAAAACAAATAAAGATAAGTCAGAACGACTCGAGTTTTATTCTGCTCAAAACGAGGTGCTTTTAACTTATGTTAGAAAAATCTTGTTTATCCTCTATTATATTGTTTTCACATTGATGGCGGTCGGACTCTTTATGAAGAGACATCAGTTCAGTTTGATATTTGTTGTCTTCATGTTTATGTTCTTCGGATTTTTTCCTTATATAGTGGATTATGTCGCGATCTATGCGTATTACAGGTGGCTCGTATAGATATGCACTACTTATACGCAGGGAACGCAGCGTATCTATACCAGCCTCCAAAATAATTAGACGGTGTCGTCCTCTACCTTATTTGCGTGCGGATTATATGTCCCCATTGAAATCGCATTCACCATATTCATCCGTTCCATCGATTTCGCAAACGCCGACTGTTTCTCAAGCCCCGCAAACAAATATTCCGTATTGGGACTCACTTCATTTTTCTTAATTTGACTATAAATATCATTAATGTTTTTTATAGCCAACTCCACAATACGTTTGTCTGAAACCATCTCCATAGATGCGTCTATTTTCTCGGTACATAACGACACTGCAAAATAAAGCATATACCGCCGTTTTTTCCCACATGCGCTTGTATAATGAAGAGAAAATAGGGTGAAAAGCGACGTCATTGTCCTCTCCAAGAAAGGGTTGCCTGTCTCCTTAACATAATGAAACAATGTGTCCCAAATAAGCCACACCACGTCCCGCGACAATTTATTCTCGACCGTCACAAAATCACGGCGCACACAATAGCACGGCTCTTTTTTCTTACGACACATCGCATCAAACTCAAGCACCCATTCAATCCAGTAGCAGGCAAAAACCGTATTTTTCTTGATTTGCGAGATATTGTATGCGAACTCATTCATCGGGATAAAAATTTCTTTGGGATCGCCAGAAATAAAGATGGGACTAATAAAATTTGTATTGGGTGCCTTTAGCCGTTCTGTCATTTGAGTGATATCAAATTCTTCCACGCGATTAATTTTAATAACTTCAAAACTATGTTTCTTAGAGGAGACGGTTAATACGCTGATTACCTCGGCAAACAAATTGCGTATGATGGGATTATTACGAAGGTCAAGCTCAGACAAATATTGCCCATCAGTGATAAGCTGCTTGAAAACATTGAATCGTTTTTTCGAGATAACAAATCAATTTAGGATTTCCAATGTGGATGTGTTTTGCGCAATAATAGAGTATATTTTCCCACAGTTCCAAATAGTGGCCAGCACAAATGAGCTCGGCACCCCAATAACAAGCTGGTTCTACCTTACCTTTTAGCATATTGTCGATAAATTGGTTTTTTACTTCGGTTTTTTTATAATTGGAAAAACTGATACCCTTCAAATCGCCAGGGGCACGAATATCATTTATTTCGTACGAATTCATAACCATATACATTACAAAATTGTAAGTTTGTTTGATCAATCAATAGTAAAATAAAATGTTTCAAAAATATATAATGAACACGGTAGTAATCATTTCAGTTGTATTAATATTAATTGTATTGTATGTTACGTTCTTTGTTTTCACTGGATCGCAATCATTGACGGCAAAGGTTGATTTAGGAAGCCAACAAGCTGCTATCACAGCAGACAAATTATCAAATCCTGGCTCGGTTAGATACTCGTATGAGACATGGGTGTATGTATATCAGTTTGAAGCAGGTGGAAAATATTTGTTCTCTAGAGGAAGCACAGAACAAACCGGTTCTGGTCATAAGAAAAACATCGGATTAAGACTAGGTCAAACAGCACCTGAATTGTTATTGGAATATACAGTTACTGGAACCGTAGACAAATCCAAGACTCTCATAATTTCCAACAATTTCCCTATCCAAACTTGGGTCCACGTGATTGTAAGTGTCGATAATAATTACATTGATGTCTATATGAACGGAAAATTGGTAAAGTCAATTCAGGCAACTTTAGAGGCTCCGTCAATTGCTAGTTCAATTGATTATGGTATGACCAAGGCTTATTTAGCAAAATTTGTTCGCAACACTTCTCCAATTGACCCGCAAACCGCATGGAACAATTACACAACAGGAAACGGTATTTCTAGTTCAATGAGCTCATTGCTTGGAAATTATGGCGCGACAATAATCTTTAATAAGGATTCTGCTGAATACTCGAAGCTCAAGGTCTTTTAAAACGCTGAATGCGTGACCGATAAAGCGCATTCTGCACGACCGATAAAGCGCAGAATGCGTGACCGAATCGCCTTTTGGGTGTGATCAAAAACCAAAGGCACGACCAATATGATTATAGTTTGATTCTATAATCATAACCAAATCCAAACAAGATATAATAAAATATAAAATATATTTATAGCAGATTATATAAATATGGAAAACAAAGCACCTACTAGTGGATTTCAATTGCCTGACACAAGTAAATTGACTGAAAATATTTCCGACACATTCAGCGGAGCAACAGAAGGTATTTCCAGCGCAGCTACCAATTTAAAATCCTCCATAAACGACACCGTCAGCGGTTTCTCATCAGGGAGCGCCGTGAATGCCGGCTCGGAATTTCTCGAATCAAACACGATTGTAGCCAAGTTTGCATTTATCATCTTGGTGCTAATCGGGTTCATGTTTTTGTTTCGAATTGGAATGATTGCTCTTGCGTATTTCCTACAACCATCCGAGTCACCGTATTTAGTAAAAGGTCTAATTAATGGATCCGAATCCATTACCATCCCCCAGAACTCATTCGCAAACAATTCAACCATAACATGGTCTTCAAACCAACAAACCGGCATTGAATTCACATACAGTGTGTGGGTTTCTTTCACAAATTCCAATGCTAATGGAAAATTCCACCATATTTTCAACAAGGGCAGCTACGATTTGTCGGCAGGTAGTGGTATGAACCTGGATAGCAACGCACCCGGATTGTATGTAAAGTATAGTAGTGATGGCGTGACTACGTTGCGTGTTATTATGGACACAATTAAACCAAATACACCTACGGCTGGTGATATGCACGGAGTAACTGTGGATATTCCAGGAATCCCTTACAAAAAATGGGTCAATGTAGTTATACGCTGCCAGAACCGCATTTTAGACATTTATGTGAACGGTATTTTGACCTCTCGTAAAGATTTAGTAAATGTGCCGCGCCAGAACTATGGAGATGTGTTTGTGTGCCGCGACGGCGGATTTTCTGGCCAATTGTCGGATCTACGTTATTACGCAAGAGCTCTCAATGTGTTTGAAATCAACGGTGTTGTTGGAACAGGCCCCACTCTTTCAACCAGTATGTCAACCACCGCACCATCTGGTTCGTCCAATCCTTATTTCTTGTCCTCGTTGTGGTACAAGGCAAATATGTAAGGTGATACCAATAAAACAAATACAACCATTTATTTGTTTTATATAGATACAATATATTTATGACCACACCAACCCCCTCAGAAATATTAGCTGGATGCTTAGCCAGTCAGCAAAATCTCAGGAACTCGAAGCTTTTTAATATTCCACCTTTCAGATACACCCCTGTTTCACCCTACAATGGAACCGTCACACAATTTGACCTAGATATGCGTAGAAAAGCTGAAATACTCAAATACAACAAAAACGCAAACGGAAAAATAACAAAAAAACAGTCGTGGACACAAACTGTAGCGGGTAGCCTTCAAAGGCGCACATATTCACAAACCGCCGTCCAAACCATTGTTGCTGGCGGTATATGCGAGGATGTGAGCAGACGTCCCGCGCCAACTACTTCATCTGGCGTTCCTGGACCTGTTATGAATCTGTATTACGACCCGTCAATCAACCTCTACAATTACAGTACAAATCCTAATGTATATGCTATTGAGAATTATCAAGAAACCGATATGTGGCTAACTAAATCCGACTCCGATATTCTTAGTATGAATCCAACGGTTTTTACGCTGAATATCCGCAAACCAATTGATAAGACGTTTTACAACTATTCCTTTGAAATATCGGTTGCTCTCTATGTAGGTGGAACTGCGGCAACAGACGCAAGTGGTAATTTTAGAGCCGTAGTAAGTGCTCCAACATTGTCGGTTGTATACGGCGGACAACCCTTTATTCTTAGCGAGACGCCCATTATAAACACGACCAATCTGATAACTGATATTAGCGGGGCTGCTTCTGGCGTGTTTAATGGTGCCTTATATATTGGAAAAATTAGCGTTTCTAATCTGGTTTTACTTACAAACCCGGGCAGCACATATGACGTAATTTTCAATTATGGAATTTCAACCACAAAAGACATCAATATATCCTCTATCGCGACATCCATGTATACAAATGTGGGTGCGTTATTTGCGACATCAAATGTGCTAGTAAATGGAATGACTTTTATAACATCGCCGTCTATAGTTTCGAAACCCCCGCTGATTTTAACAGGTTTGTAATGGTGCAAAACTTTTCCGTATTTTCTTCTTGGTTGAGACATTTCATATCAAACTCTAATTCTACGGTTCGATTATGGATAGTATAAAACATTAATTCGACAACTGAAATCACATAGGGCAAATACTCTCTATAATATCTAAAACTGTTCTTGTGAATAACAATATTATCAAAAAACGTGTTTGGGCAATAGAACCAGATGGCGGTTTCCATATGGGGATGCAATTTCCGAATTGACGCGATTTGTTCTTCTGCGTTTTCAATGTTGTTCTTGTAGAAATTATAAACATTTGTAATATTTTTCATTATCGAATTATATCTTGCCTCTATGTTTTTGAAATGTACATTGGATATATCACATATTTGTTTCAACCATTGAATCTCACCCAAATCATATTCAGACACTATATTTGTCTCTGCCCACATTGCTTTAATATTATTGAATTGCGTTAAAATCTTTGCTATTCGATCTTGTTCCACGTGTAGCTGGGACTCGTCAAAAGAGCCGTATTCTACTACATAATTGTGATATCTTGCGGTTTTATCGCACTCCTCAAACAATCCGTCTGAAAAATATTTGATAGATTTGGATATTTCTTCCTTTTCTTCGGTGGTCAAAAACACCTTGGTATATTTGCCGCCGCGAACTTGTTCAATTCCGTAGACGTTCATGTGATGTAAAACCAGACCGTTAATGTTGTAAGGTAAAACGTTTTGGTAAGTATGAAGCAGCTCGACGGCTTGAAAATCGTCACCAAACAGCGTATTTATGTATTGGAATTCTTTCATTAATTCAGAAACTGATCCAACCACTAAGTTTTGATTTTTGGGATATAAGAATCGCCATCCATTTTTTAAATGAAAAACATAAACAGTGTATAATTCGTGCTCCATAATAAAAAACATAGTAAATATATTTATTATGTTTTTGTAAAAAATAGTTTATTTATTGCGGATTTGGGACACCGCCAGCAAACATTGCCGGATTTTGGCCACCCATTACCGGGTTTGTGCATGCGCCTTGGGAAGGATACACTTGTCCCGACATACATTTGTCGTTCTCGCCCACTGCGACACACCCTCTGCGACCTTCGTATTCACCCACCAAGCACCAACCCGTCTTCGCAGACGTAATCGGATTTTGGATCGGGTTTGTGGTTGCGTCGGGTTTGGGCTCTGTATATTGCATGGGTCCAGCGTTAAGAGCACTGTCTAATCCCTGTGCCGTGGCGGGATTTACATTTCGGCGACTCGCATCTTTCAAAATGTTGCCTACAGATTGTAGGGAGCCTTCGGCAACATCTACGCCGGTTTTTGCGACATCTCCCACCACATCGGCGGTTTTATTGATAACGCTTCCGGTGGTATATCCGAAGATGGAGAGGATTTGAGCAAACATTGGTCCAAAAATGGACAATAGATTCTCTATGAAATTGCCGATAATTGTAAACAAATTTATTCCTAAAAATGATAGTCCGATAAAAACAAGTAGAATAACAATGATAGTTTGGTTTTTAATGCCGAGTGTGGAATCGGGGGTAGATTCTATGGTAGGCATAGAAGGAATATTTGGTAAAAATCCTGTTTTGGGTTGCGTTTCTTCCATTGAGTGTGCTTATATATTATACATAATAAAAGATAGATAGTTCGGCCCAAGTGCGTTCTAAACAAATAAATATTTTAAATTGTTAATGTAAAATGGGATCTTTATTTTTATTTATAAGTTTAGCAGTTTTAGTAGGAATCGTTGGATTATTGGCGTATTATTTTAAGAGCAGACTCGCTGAGGTTGAGAGCAAGAATTTGAAGTCTTTGGAGATCATTGAGGGGATATATTCGCAGCAGCAGCAAATGAAACAATATATTTTGAGTGGGGGGGCTGCGCCAAAGCAATCGCCAAAGCAAGCACCTACGCAAGACCAATATGATGAGCGTATAAAGATTGTTTTAGAGGAGGACGACGATGAGTCGGAATATGAGTCAGATGTCGGATCAGAAGATGATAACGAGTCAGAAGATGATGACGAGTCAGAAGATGATGACGAATCTGAATTGGAGTCCGAATGTGAAGTAAAAAAGGTCACAGTAGACATGTCTTTCCCGGAAGAGTGTGATTTAGATATTGAAGAAGACGATAATGAATATATTCCTGAAGATGAACCGGAAGTTCATATCGATGAGTCAAACAACAATTCTGAAGAAAAAAATATTGTTGTAAACAAGCTTGAAGCTGACGATGATAAGCCAGATGGTGACGCCAAAATAGATGAAAACTTTGAAATCACCGCTGTCAAATCAAACGACAAAGACAATTACAAAAAAATGGGAATTGCTGCCCTCAAAAACATCCTACATAATAGAGGCATTATTACAGACAGTGCCCGTTTAAACAAGATGAAGAAGAGCGAAATCATTGATTTGCTGCTGGTTGCTTCGCTTGCCCAGTAAATATCATACTTTGAACCCACCTCTAAAGTATGATACCATTTAACTATATATTCATTTTAACTATTCTCCTGCACTGTGATCATGTTGTATATCCATATATTGTCGTTTTAAGCCCTCTATTATTTCAATTGCTAAAAATACAGCCGAGAAAAATATTGTTATATACTGTTTTGTGATAGACGAAAAATAGCGAAAACAAAATATATATGATATAATACAAATATGTATATCATATATATTTACATATTGATAAATGGGGAAACTCGTTTTGCCTCTAGTTGCTCCCTCGATAAATAGAGGGATTTCATATCGCTATCCGCATATCCAATCGGTTTGCTATCATCAGTTACCGATTTGAACAAGAAAGGCGCACCAACGACGGCTGTTCGCTCATTCGGCTGCAAGATCTGGTCTACAAATCGCTCATAATACCCGACATCATTACTGGCGTTGCGAAAATCCTTCTCCATGATTTCCCGGGCGTTCTTAATCATATAATGGCGGTATTGGGCGTTATTCACGACTCCGATGTCTTTCACGATCGAGTTGTGGAGCAGAGTCTCAGAACGAGAACCTGCGATGATGGAGCGTCCATCGTTCATTAGAGGGGGGTATCCGGGATATTTGTTGTTAGAAGAATACCCTAAATTTGATTGCGGAATCGTTTCTTTTATAACAGGGTATGCGCATTCCATAGTTTCGCCTTGTAGAAATGAAAACATTTGTATATACAACAACAACATTTTATTGGCCACACCTTTTATTATACCGGAGGTTCGTTGTATTTATTGGAGTCATAATTGTATTTTATATCTTGACCAATTAGAGGCGTAGTGCTATATATCAAATTACACAGACCACCAGACAATCCGCGTTCCTGTCCAATATACACCAAATCATTAATTTTGAAATTGTCGTATTTTGAAATATTGCGTTTCACCGTATGCTCTAATTGCCCATTTACAAATAAATCAATGGCCATTTTATCATAATTAAACACAACATAATTCCACTTTTGTAGAGGCATATCAAACTCATAATTTTGCGCCTCATTGAAATATGCCTTAAATTTATTGGTTTTTCCATTGAAAACTAGTCGCGGGTGAAGAGTGGTGAATTCAAAAATGGTAGCCTCGTCATTATAAGGGTATTTGTTTGGTGGCTGTGATACAATATATACCCAGCCAGATAATGAGAACGTATTCTTAATAATTAATTGAGTTTTTAACAAGTCGTTTGATTGGGTAGATGTGCCGATCAAATCCATATATGTTTTCAGCGATTTCTTCATATTAATCGGTGTTGGGTCTTTAACCAATACAATCCCATTCTTGGTCATAGATGCTGACAGTATTTTCGGTAAATAGAGATATGATAAAATTAAGAGAATCTCTACAATAAATAACGAAAACACAACTTTGGGTGTGGCCTTAACTTCACCAATAAAATATTCTATGAAATCGCCAATCAAGCATGGAATATAGAAAATCATTTGTATAAAAAACCCCGACCAACCGGCAGATTCAGAGGTGTCTATTTTTTTGATTGTGGTTCTAAAAACAATTGCTAATATTACCAATACAATCAACACCTCTAAGAATCTAAAAATAGTAAAGGTCGATTTGATTTCTAAAATAGATACGTCTTTTGAAATATACAAGTATATTCCGAGTGATGTTAAACCCAACATTATTGCCGCAAATATAAATTCATAACGAGACGGTACGCTAGCTGTAGTCGCAATAAACCTCGTATAAAACCAGATTCCAACTGCCGCTAATGGTATTATTATGATAGACAAATAGAAATATTGCCGAGAATATAGGACATCTGGATTGTTTGACATAAATGAAAATACCATTAATAAATACACGGCAATCGCAATAAAAACTATATTGTTTTTACTACAGTCTGAAAAATTAGTTACAAATTTTGCAATTGCGTCCATTCACAATCTTATATATTTACAGAATAAAACAAAGCGCGTCTACAAATTCTCCATCGTGGTTTTGCGTCCATGGCATTCGCGACACAATGCTACTAAATTATCCACGTGATTACTGCCTCCATATTCCAAGCGGATTTTATGATCGACCTCAAACCACGCCGACAATTGCTCGCCACAATCGCCGCACTTCCAATTTTGCCTACTGGCGACAAATTTCTTCTTGGTCTCACTCACCGAACGTTTTGTCGCCTTTTTCCCCGAATTCACGATACGATTCACATTGCGGTCTTCTTGTTGAGGGGGTATACCGCTCACGGGGTAAGCATAATCATCGCCACTGTTGCGAATATTTTGTTTTGCCGTGAAATCTAATATGGGGCTTAAAATACCGGTAGTTTCGCGATCAATCGGTAGATATTTGATATACTCATTTGACCCGCGAATTATGTCGCTGGCTTTTGATGGAAATTTCTTGAAAAGCACATACAACATGAATCCACCTAAAGCTATACCCGCCATTTTATAATATTTCTTGTTTGCTTGGAGCAATTTCCAGTATTTACCATCTGTATAAACATTCGCCATTAGAAACGCAACCACGCCAAATATAATTAATTCGATGCGCATCCTCTATATAATATGGCGGTTTATTCCGCCCAGAAAAAGTATATCATAATCACGCACAATAAGATAAACGCGGCGTGAATATAGTAACGCTTGACCTTCATTTCTTTGTGAAGATGCAGTTCTTTTGGTGCATAATGTGCAAAATAATTCTCCATCATTTCGTCGAGCGACATCTCGTGTTTCCCCAATTGCACATTGTATTTGTTATGGATGAAATTTACCCACCGCAACAGCGAATCTTTGCTCGATAAATATGGCGTGACCGGATATTTGTCCAACATCACACTAAAATCGTTTCCCATTTCGGCGTCCGGAATAAACAACGGTAAATTTTGGAAAAAATCATAGTATTTGCGTTTAGACACCTCATTTGGATAGTCAGGATACGTCATCGCAACGGTCTCTAGAAAAAACCAATAATGCGGTCCCCATATTTTTGAATCTAAATACATAAAACAAAGTATATAAAAATAATAACATAAATAACCTATCCGAATTCCGTATGGAACATAATAACTGTAATAATTGTGGTAAAAAAGGCCATCTATTTAATCAATGCCGAATGCCGATAATCAGCATCGGTATAGTAGCAGTTCGAAAAAACCCGACAACGAACAAGAATGAATTTTGTATGATATGTAGAAGGAATACCCTCGGGTTTATGGACTTTATACGCGGGAAATACTCGGTCTATAACCAGTATCACATTTCAAATATGATAAAACAGATGACCGAAGGGGAAAAACAGATGTTAAAAACAATGGATTTTGACGATATATGGAATGTGGTGTGGGGCAATCCGAAGAAACTGTGCGGACAATACAAAACGGAAGAGTATATTTCGCGAGAAAAGTTCAACCACTTGAAAAAGGGCGTTTTATTAATGCCGCCGCCACCCGGTCTAAAACATCCGGGTATGTTTTTACCGCAGATTTCGGTTCATAACATATTGGGGTATAATTTGGAAATGCTGATAGATAATTGCGGAACACGATGGGAGGAACCGGAATGGGGGTTTCCAAAAGGACGACGCAATTTCAACGAGTCCGATTTGGACTGTGGTTTAAGAGAGTTTTGCGAAGAAACCGGGTTCCAACATTCGAGAGAGAAATGCGACGTTGTTCAGAACATTTTTCCATTTGAAGAGATATTTATAGGTTCCAATTACAAGTCGTATAAACATAAATATTTTTTGATGTTGGTTGATTATGAGTATTCGGTCGGCTGTTTCAAACCAGTGTCCCCAAATTATGAGGTGAGTCAAATAAAGTGGAAAGACATGGACGATTGTTTGACGTCAATTCGGTCGTATAATTTAGAAAAGAAGGAAATGATTAAGACCGTAAATACGGTTTTACAAAAATATATGCTGAAATAAGATTCGGTTTGTAGAATGAAATTATATGTGTCTATTATATACATATAATTATGGAGAAACCAGGTTCCAACGAAGGTGTAAAGACTGCTAAAAAATCACCACCTAAGGAAGGAAAGCCGAAAAAAACAAGAAAGGCGAAAGCTAAAGCGACAGATAAAGTGAAAACGAAAGTTGTCGAAGAAGAAGCGACTAAAGAAGAAGCGACTAAAGAAGAAGCGACTAAAGAAGAAGCGACTAAAGAAGAAGCGACTAAAGAAGAAGCGGTTGTCCAAGTGGAGACAAAAAACGATGAATTACGAAAAGTTGAAATAGAGGAATACAAAGAAAACGCAAAGGGTGAAGAAGATCCCAATATAGATGCCTTATATCCCACTATAAATGATCCTTTTTTCAGTGATAAAATATCACGTCGGCGCGAGTATGAGAACATGGAGTTCGACGGCGATATTAGAGACATCGAGGCATTTTCCAATTATTTATGTAAGAACCCAGTGTTCGAATTGATGCCGCACCAATTGTTCGTGCGAAATTTTATTTCGCGAAACACCCCTTATAATAGTCTTCTTTTATACCACGGTCTGGGTTCCGGTAAAACGTGCTCGGCGATTGGTATTGCTGAAGAAATGCGCGAATATGCGAAACAAACCGGTTCATCCCAACGTATTATGGTCATTGCTTCCACCAACGTCCAGGACAATTTCAAACTCCAGTTATTCGACGAGCGCAATTTGAAAAAGGAAAACGATAATTGGAATATCAAATCGTGTATCGGCAACAAGCTGTTGAAAGAAATCAATCCCACCGGTGACAAAGGACTCCAGAAAGAAAGCATCGTGTCTCAGATAAACGCAATCATCAACTCAAACTATGCTTTTATGGGGTATTTACAGCTCGCAAATTATATAATTGAGCACGTTATGGTGCCAACAACCGCCTCGTATACGCCCGCACAAAAACGCGAACTTGAAATCCAAAACATCAAGAAATTTTTCAACAATCGACTCATTATCATCGATGAAGTCCACAATATCCATTTGAACAGTTCCAAAGACGACAATAAAATAGCCAAACTGCTTCTCAAAGTCGCCAAATACGCCGATAATATGAAGTTTGTTCTACTATCTGCCACACCCGTATACAACTCAGTCACTGAAATCATCTGGCTAACAAATCTGATGAACGTCAATGATAAGCGCGCCGAAATTGCGGTAAGTGATGTATTCACGGCTGATGGTGATTTTGTGAAAGCTCGGAAAGGTGGCCTAAAAGAAGCCGGTGACGACTTATTGCGCCGCAAACTCACCGGATATGTATCCTATGTTCGAGGAGAGAATCCATACACATTCCCTTTCCGCGTGTATCCCGAGTTTTTTGCGCCCGAGAAGACGTTTTTGAATATAGAATATCCAAATAGAACATTATCCAACAAACCAGTTAGCGAGCCATTAAAGCATTTGGGTGGACGCCTCTACGTAAATCAGATTGGCGAGGAGCAGGAACTCGGCTATAAATTCATAGTGGAAAATATGATCCGGTTTTCAAAACGCAAGGGAGACGGACTCTTTTTCCTCGAAGACCCCAACAAGGCAAAAGAACCCAATTATGAAAATATGGAAAGTTATGGATATTCAGAATTACAATCGCCGTTACAAGCCCTTATTATGATGTATCCGTCGCCTCTATTAACTCGCGCATTAATCGAATCCAAAACCGACCCCATTTCAAAAGAGATTTTCAAAGACGTGACTAGTCAGATTATTGGAAAAGATGGACTACGCTCGGTTATGGATTTTGTAGAGGAAAAACTCGACATTGAGCTTAACCCAAATCGCGGGGAAACCGAGGAAAGACGGTCTCAACAGGTTTTCAAAAAATACAATTTCGAGTATAAGAAGGGAGTTGAACGAATTTTTCACAAAGACCATCTACATAAATATAGTAGCAAAATAGCCAGTATTTGCGAGACCATTCGTAATTCGCGCGGAATCGTCTTGATATATACGCAATATATTGATGGCGGCATTGTGCCGATGGCGCTGGCTCTCGAGGAAATGGGATTTACCCGAACTGGAACCGGACAACACGTTCAGCCTCTATTCAAGAAACTAACTACTAGAAGCACTGGAATACGAACAACCCCTCCAGTAGAACCCTTGAACGCAGTTGATTTAAAACCGCTAGAAAAGGGCGGTTCGCAGGCCAAATACATGATTTTATCAGGAGATAAGTATTTCTCACACAACAATGCGGACGATGTGAAGATGGCGACAAGCGCAGACAATGTGGATGGGCGAAATGTGCGTGTTATATTGATATCCAAGGCGGCGTCGGAGGGTTTGGATTTCAAATGTATTCGTCAAGTCCATATTTTGGATCCGTGGTATAATATGAATCGTATCGAACAGATTATTGGCCGGGGTGTGCGAAATCAGAGTCATTGCCGTCTTGATGATTTTAAAGAGAGAAATGTAGAGATTTATCTTCACGCAACCACTTTATCCAATAAAACCGTGGAATGTGCCGACCTCTATGTTTATAGGTATGCGGAGAAGAAAGCGGTCGCAATTGGTAAAATTAATCGCATTATGAAAACCGTCGCAACAGATTGTGTGTTGAACATAGCTCAGACCCATTTCACGGATGTGCGACTTGAAAAACTAGCAGCCAATCAAAGAATCAAAATTCGCACATCTACTTGCCCTGAAATAGAAGGAAAACTGTTTAAATTCAAAGACAAAGATGGAAAAGAAAATTATGGAATTGGTGACCGACCATTTTCAGAAGCGTGCGATTATATGAAATGTAATTATGATTGTCCTAGAACGAAGGGTCCCATAATTGAAGCAACTTACCACAAGGAAAATATAAAAGCAAATTCTGCTCTAATAATAGAGAAAATCAAAGAACTCTATACAAAAACGGAGTCTGGAAAGAAAGAAGGCGAGACTGTAACTGTGAAATCGTTTCACCGAGATACAATCGACAAACTTTTAACAACCTCTAATAATCAGTTTGGAATTCTTCCAAAAATAAGTGAAAAGGAAATTGACTTTGCGTTAACGGCAATATTAGACAATCCAAATGAAATCATTGTTGATAATTTGGGACGAACTGGACGAATAGTGAACCGCGGCAAATATTACCTGTATCAACCGATAGAAATTAGTGATAATACATCCTCTATTATTGAATCATCGTTGCCTGTTCAAAGCAAAGCGAAATTCATTACATTTGAGAATGAAAAAGTTATACAAAGGGTAGATGATACGATAGACGCTGAACCCAAAGAATCAAAAGAAGACAAAGTGTCGGATGAACCAAAATATACGGCAAACCCTGAAGGTACCACAAAGCCCGAAGGCACCGCAAAGCCCGAAGGCACCGCAAAGCCCGAAGGAACCGCAAATAACGATTACTCATCATTATTAAAACAATTTACAACTAATTTTGAACGTGTTAAACAAGAATCCAAGCCTGCTCCCGCCGCAAATCTTGATTGGTATGTTCATTTAAACTCGGAAAGCAAACTAAAAACCAAAACCAAAGAATATATACGCACCGAGTTTGGATTAACCGACGAGGATATTGAAAAATACGCGGTTTACCATATGATGGACTCACTATCCTACGATGAAAAGGCAATAGTAGCAAAACACGTTGTTGAAAACCAGCCAACAACTGACGTGGAAGAACATATTTTTGAATATTTCAAATCTATAATTTTCAGATCGGAAGACGATACTACAATCAAGGTATTAATAGCAAAAAAAAACAAAAACATGATGATAACCCAGGATTTGGAAACCAAAGCGTGGGATAACGAAGACCCCGAAGACGACTCGCGGTTTTATTCGGATGTTCGAGCGGCATTAGAAAAACCCATAAATAGTTTTAGTGATTTTTTCGGATTTGTCGGCGATTATGAAAAGAAGGGCATACACACAATGGTGTTCAAAGTAAAACGAATGAGTCAAAAGCGCAACAATACAGGTGCGTATTTACAAAATTTTGTGAAAAAAATCGTGGTTGATAAATTGAATTTGTTGGTTGCCACCGTAGCCAAAACCGTCAGATCAAACCCTTCAAAATATAGGGGAACATTCGCGGAAAATATATCAGCAAATTCACCAAACGATATTTCAGTAAAAGCCGACGGCACCGTGGTTAATCCACGATTTTCCGTAGATAAAATGGACATATCTCAGGTTGCTATTTCCGGTATGATTGAACTTATAATCCGAAAATTGAACGACGAAGACCCCGACGGCACGACATGGTTTCTCACCGCGGAAGAGGCAATTTTAAATAAAGCCGAGTTGGTGGTATAAAATTGAACCCCCATAATAGTTTGTATAATTATATAAACCAAATCAAACATAATATTAATATATAATTATTTTATAAAATGGAGCGAGATACAAAACCCCAACAAGACGCCAGAACTAAGTATGGAGTTTATGTGCGATCTTTACTGAACATGAAAGTCGCGGTGAAAATTACTGAGGTCGGAAAGAACATTGCTTACAACTTGGAGAGACTCATTGTCGCAAACACGGAAGGCAAGTGTATCCCGGAGGGTTATATCCGCCCGAATTCGGTCAAAGTTGTCGCATATTCGAGCGGCAAAATCAAGGACGACCACGTTGAGTTCGACACCGTATATGAATGTCTGCTCTGCTTTCCCATCGTCGATATGATTGTTGAATGCACAGTTACCAATGTTACGCATGCGGGCATTCATTCGCATGTGAAAGACAAGGATAGCGACAACATACCAATTACTGTGTTTATTGCGAGAGACCACAACAACACGAGCAAGGCATTTAATGATGTGAAAGAAGGTGCGCAAATCGAGGCGCGAATTATTGGTGTGAGATTCGAACTGAACGACCCGTCCATTACGGCAATCGCAATGTTGGAGGATAAAAAGACTCGATAAAAAGAGTTGACAAAACTATTTTACTAAAACATATAAACATTGTTTTCATATAATATTATTAATAACATTATGAATTCTGAAAACATTGATTTAGCGGCTTTAAAAGACAAAATCGAGAGGTTGGGAAAAAACAACCAGCTGGAAATATTGAGTATATTGAAAAACACGAATGGGATAAAACTGAATGCAAATAAAAACGGGGTATTTGTGAATATGTCTTTTTTACCTACCGATTCATTGGCCGAAATCAACAAATATGTAAAGTATGTTTATGACCAGGAGAAAACACTCAATGAGTTTGAGAATCAAAAACAGGATTTTAAAAACACATTTTTTACAACGAGCGAACAATAAAATTGAACACTTATTTTTTATTTTAAGCTTTTCTATAAAATATAAAATAACACCCCATATGATTAATAAAAATGGAAGTAAACACATGCGCGATTTGCGCTGATGAATTAACTGCGACTCAAAATAAGAAGATAATACACAAAAGCTGTGGTTCCGAGTGGGAACACGCTTTCCATCGAAGATGCATAGATAAATGGATCGAATCTCAGATAACCAACAATAAAACCTACCCCGACTGTCCGCTGTGTAATAAGAATATTCCATTGGACAAAATCCAATCATCGCTTCGCAAAGAAGCCAAACATTTATTACATGAAGAAGAACCAGCACCAGCACCAATCCAGCAAGCAATCTTGCCGCATAACGTCGCACTTGCACGAAATAGACTGCGAAGGATAATGAATGGTCGATACTATAGTCAAAGAGCCCATCCATTTATGGGGATACTTATTTGCGTGAATAACAGAACCGTTTTGAAAACAACAAACAGCACATTTAATTTTACGATCAATGCTACCATCGGCCAATTAAAAGAAGAGATTGTCTTACAAAATAAAACAATTTTCCGTAACAGCAGTATTAGCAATCAGCTTTCGTATAATGTAAAACCGTCTAATTGGATAAATTGGACTTACCCGGAATACCGTGTTTCCGACATCCATTATGGACTCCCGCCCTACACCCATAGAATGGGCTTCTTGGAAAACGAGGTTCCCTTGACGGACGATTGCTTGTTTTCGCAATTATACGAAGACTACCAAACACAGGCGGGAAGATTCATCGAGTCAAAAAGTGCATTTACGCGCGGAGCTCAACAAGGAGATGCTTCTTTGGAAAAATTCCAACTCATGGAAGACATATATTTTGAAAAAGAGTTATATTTCAATGGCCCAAGTGGCCCAGACGACCCTGGATATTATGATAGAGCTTTTGTAAACATTCATAATCCAGAAATCCCGGAAGATATGCTTGCATATAGATACAAAAACTACTCTACGCACGATTCATTGGCGTGGCTCGTTGTTAATCTTGAACAGATATAAAGCCCTTTGGGCAACTCATATAAAAACCTTGTATAAGCCCTTTGTAAAAGCCCTTTAGGCAACTTATATAAAAACCGTATAAGCCCGTTTTGGGCGACCCTGTGTATAAACTATTTTGTAAAGCCTGTTTGGGCAACCGTATATCTTTAATTTAATCCAACTATTATTTTTTACGTGTTTTGAAAACAATATAAAAACAATCTCACTATAAATCTATTATAAAATGAATAAATCCAATTTCAAACAGCCCGACGTTCCCGACTTCATACAGAAAATTTTTTTAAATCAAAAAAATTTTCAGAAAATCCTTTTAGGATTTGACGAAAAAGGAGACATCGACATTTCCGAAAATGATAAAACAGAAGATATTCCACCAGACGAAGACGCAATGTTGACCAATGACGCAATGCTAACCAAAGACGTGTTTCGACGTATTGTCGCCAAATTAAACTACAACTTACCTTCCGCCCAGGAACCTGCCGTGTTACAAGAACAACCCGCACAAAAGAAACCCGATTTTCTGATTCCCCAGAATAAAAACACTCGTTTTTACCCCCAATTCAACGACTCCATATTCTGGTGTATGTATGTTAAAACAAATGGCGAATCGCTCTATCAGACCAATCTTCTTTTAAAAACCAACATGACCAATTTGATGATGGCCGAAAAGAAACTCATGTCCGATCATTTCAACAAACAATCCGACAAGATAATGAAAAACACTAACCACAAAATCACGCTAATGACTGCTGTAGAACTCAAGTCCGAATTGATGACCAAACCCTATATGTCGAATTACGCGTCACTTATTCCGTGCTGTCTGTTTTTCAAGTGCCCCATTTATGTAGTAAATGAAAAAACAAAAACCTTCCTTTTTTTCCAACCAAATGACTATGAACCCGACGAAGACGAGGAAGAAGATCCAAATGTGGTTTTACTCTATTCGGAAAAGGGTCGCGTCTCATTGGAAACCGACCTGGATGAGAAAAAGACCGTCATTTCGGCACTCAAAGCAGGAGTCAATTATTTAAAACTTGACCAATACGACAAGCCGCTGATGTCCATATCAAATTACAAAACCGAAGAGCTCCAGCAAATATATGGTATGTTGTTTGGAGAGTGCCCCAAACTCAAGAAACAAGAATACTATGAGAAAATCGTGGAAAAATGCGCGGTTCACCTCCTTGAGAAATTGATATAATTTGGTTTTTTAATCAAACAAAACATGTAATATTCATTCTGATTTACATATTTCGTCCGCTAGCTTTTCGGGTTTCACAATAAACAACCAGCAACCACTTTCGATACATTTGGATAGTGTTTGTGTCCCGTGTTTTTGGGATTCGCAATGTTGTTGTTTCAATCGCGCATTTGTTTTTTCCAAGAGTTTCAATAAATCATGTTTTTCATCATATACCTCCGCCAAAATATCCATAAACCGGTCTCGATTGATGTTCGGGATTTTGGTGCGATTTCCGTCGCTGAAATGTTTGGGGTATCTACGTTGCCACGACAGAGCAATGTCACATACGATCTGTTTCTTTTGTCCAGGTGCGGTATCAGGGATGAATATAGAGGGTATTGGAACTGAGTTATTTAGATTTTCGAAAATGGTGGCGAGTTCACCGAATGAACGGTCGGAATGAACGCTTACCATAATACTGGATTCATAAAACCATCGTGCGTCACGATTACCACCATATTCGGCAGTATCCATATGACTGACCGATTTGATATTCTCATTGTAAATATGTTTTATGGCGCTAAAACGATGAAGCCCATCAATGATTTCAAACACATCGGTGGCACTGTTGTAATGAACGTAAATAATAGTATCAAATGGGGTGCGCTTAGTGAAAATGGATTTCGCAATGGGTCGCCATCTGGATCCGTCAGCCGGTCGATTGTGTTTCCAATTAGTAGGTTTCATAGCATTAACAAGAGCCTCTATTGTAATTGAAATTAGACAATGGTTGTCGTTGTATTCGGCAACGATATTTTGTGCGTGAAGTCCGAGGGTTCTTATTATATTCATTGTTAAATGTGTATTATTTATTTGAAACAACCTTTATATTCAATTTTATGTATATCCAAATATATTTCACAATATCATATAAAGATTTTATGCTATTACAAATATTTAATGGATACCGAATTGGAAATTACTGGTAACGACCTTCTTACTATTGTGAATTGGTTAAAGGCTGGTCACATTGTATGTCTGCATAATTCATACAAAAATAGTCAGTATTATTATTCAAGCGAGACGATTGAAAGCGTATCAACCCAAGAAATGATATACGTGAATTTGTCTAACTGTGCGAGTTTGCTGGATGACGACGAATGGCCCTATTTTATCAAAGACAGCGGGTTCGTGTCTTATACAAGCACGCATATACTTCCTGTTAAAGAGCACCACTTTGAAATACCATAAATTTATACCTAATAATCGCGTATATAAAATTGATTATATTAATAAACAATTTTATAGAACAAATTAAATATAAATATATCCTTTTATTATACAGTAATTAACATGTCAGAAGAAAGTCCG